TGCGTGTTGTACTGATGGAGAATGTAGAGATTATACTTTTGATGTTGATTGTGAAGGAGAACTTTTCGACCGCATCACTTGTTTTAGTGAACCATGTGATGAAGAGTTTGGTGCTTGTTGTGTAAACAACACATGCTACAATTTCTCTAGACAGAAGTGTGATCGAATTGGAGGAAACTTCTTCCTCAACCAACAGTGCGGAACATTCTCATGTCCAGACCCATGCGAAGGTCTCGGATGTTGTTGCCTTCCTAGTGGAGCAGTTGATTCAACAGCAACTATTTGCGCCGAACTCGGAGGAGTTTTCGTAAGTGATGGACCTTGTGTGAGAGAAGGTCCAAGTGGACCTGTAGATCCGTGTGAGGAATTCACCAAAGGAGCCTGCTGTCTTACTGATAAATGTGTTGACCCACTAACTCCAGCCCAGTGTCTGGAACAAGGTGGTGTTCATATGGGATTCCAAACCACTTGTGATACTGTCGATTGTTGTGCGGGACAGGCAATTCCTCTAGGAATCTGTTGCACGCCTAATGGTTGCTCACCCGATTATCCAGTAACTCAATCTGAATGCACTGACGGGAATTGGAATCAAGGTTTTGGAGACTGTTTTGTTTGTGATTCTGAAATTGCTTGTGATTGTAATCCAAATACACCAACCTTCAAGAAGTGGCGACTATGGATTGTTGGTACGACTGGAGAGTCAGGAAACCTTCAATTACTGCCTCCCATTGATACCGACTTTGTTTCAGGACCAACTGGTTGCGACAGAAAGTCTGATGGTTATCACAACACTTACTTCGAGCGATATGACGATCAAGGAATAATTTACGACGAAGATTTGCAAGCCATGCCTTGGGCCAAGTCACTAAACGTAGGTGGTGAGGGAGCAGAAAACTATAAGTATGTTCCAAGTATTTCTGAGATGGCATATCTTGTCGTTCTGAACTATCAAAACGATGGTCTTTTACTTGGCGATCCACTAGCCACTGAAAGTTTCTGGACATCAACCAGAAAAGAAGGAAACCGTTTCTTTACTATTACTAAATCTGGATGGTCGCTTTCTCCCTCACTAGATGACAACTCACAAAGTAGGAGAAGTGTTGCAGTCTATAGAGAACTACTAGAAGATGATGCGGAAAGTAACAATTACGTTATTGGTCAGGAAGTTAATGGGGCAGTTTATGCGGGAGTGTTCTCGACTAACTGTTCTCTAAATCTCAGCAACCATATTCTAGATTCTACATATGCGTATCCAACCTTCTTCTGTGCTGATCCTCTGGATTATGGTTATTGCTGCACAAACGAACAACTAGACTGTTCAGTTCAGAACGAATATGATTGTATTGATCTTGGAGGCGTATACTTTAACGATGATCCATCGGCAGATTGTCTTTCTGTATCTCAGCCATGCGAAGAACCTGAAAACCCAGTGTTTGAAACCGCAAACTGTGGTAGAGCAGGGGTTCGTTCGTATGCAGCAACTGAAGGTGCTTGTGCTAACGGTCTTGCCGAGCAGATGTATTACTACGCTGGAGACATCGATACGACAACAGGCTTACCAGTTAATGAAAGCACTTACGATCCTCTAGGATATAAGACAAGTCCAACTGACTTTAATCTGAATCCAATTCACTTCGTAAGTGGTGGTGATCTAACACAAGGTTATTGTCTCGGTCACAATAAGGTAGCCGAATGTGAAACAGACGTTAATGTTCTATCGCCAAACGTCATTGCTGCTGGAACACTCAAAGCATATTGTAATCGAGATGAAATTTATGATACTGGTTACCAATGTAACGATGCTAGTGTTTGTAATGGTGTCACTCAGTATGATCAAACCATCGATGATTGTTTCTTCAGCCACACCACTGGTTTGTGTGGAAAGGGTCTGGGAATTGATTACATAACATTACTTAACGACAACCCCGAATCGACCTGTGAACAAACTCTATGGCCTGATACTGAATACTTCCCCTGTGATGGTTCTAGTTGCACTGAGAAAATTAAAGTGTGGCCAGGAACCGACAGTAGTTGGCCAAGTATACAAAACAGTGGCAGCGACCATACTCCAGTGTTTTCTTGCGAACCTTGTTTGAATTCTTTCTGTGCTTGGGTCATGGCGAACGATGTTGATGGCCGAGGAAGAGAGTGGTGTCATCGAGCAGGTGAATGGGATCAAGATGCTGCTGATCTTTATCAATCATACTTTGATGATGTTTATGATGGAACCTGTGACGATACTAACCCCTTCTGTTCTGGTTCAACCAATCCACCTGATTGGACGGCGATCGCCGGCGGAATTCCACAATTCGGAAGATACTCGAATTTAGATGTATTAACTTTCGTTTTTAGTTCAACTGAATGTAGAAACAGAATCATAAACACAAGAAACGAAGTTACAGACTGCGAAGAGGGTAAGCAACTATTATATGCTAACTTTACCGATCAAGTAGAACATCCAAATCTATTGAACACGGACAAAGTTACAGGTAACAATATACCAAGGAATGTGCCTGGTGGCTTATACTTTACCTTTGTTCCCGTTCTATGCCCTACAAGTGGAGTGTGTATCGCAGGAACAAATGATCTTCCTAGTACTATTGGTGGTTCAAACGATGATGCAAGATATACAGGATTAATTTACGGCATCGATCTAGATGACAGTAATCCAAATACATCTTTACTTGGTAGTACAAATAATCTTGGTCTTTGTTTCAATGAAACTTGCGTAAATAATTTACCTGTGAGAACTGGATCCAGAGAAGCAAGAGTCGAAGAAACTATTAGTCTTACCAAAAATGTAGGAAACAACAACAACCAGTTGTATGGGGTGATTGTTACTGATTGTCAAAACACAGTCCTATGTCGTGACCAAAATGAAACTAGGGCGGCATGTTCTGTCTGTGGAACACCCGATGTGATAGAAGAGTTTGATCCACCCAAAGTAGGATGCTACAATTGTAATGATGGTAGTTGCATAGAGAAACAAACTTGTGGTCCAGGCGAAACTTTAGTTTCGAGTTGTGATGAACCTGATCCATGTCCAACAGGTCAATGTTGCTCTGATGGTGGTTGTGAAGAATTAACTTTTTCTGTATGTGATTTACAGAGATCAAACGGAAACTGGACTCAACCAGAAACAATCTGTATAAGTGATGCCTGTGATTGTGGAGTAGAACCATTCGGTAATTGTTGTACATCAGACGGTACAACCACCAACCACACATATACATGTAAAAAACAGTGTGGTGGAGTTTGGGAACAGAATCCCATAGACACAGGCGATTGTGATCCTGTCGGCTGTTGTTATCAAGTCATAAACAATAGCGGGGTTGCAGACGAAGTTACGACTCAAGAATTTTTCCGCAACTGTCAACTCGTTGGATCAGATATTATTTATGCGAGATGGACTGCAAATGATATATCATGTAGTAGACCAAGTGGTAGTTTTTGTGAAGAGAATGGTGATTGTGAACAACGTGATATATTAGAGACAGGTGTTATTATACCTTCGGGTGGTACTGGGTTGGGTTTAAGTGATAGTTGGACTGAGGGTCAATCATGTACTCCAAACCCATGTGAAGCACCTGCGGTCTTTAGTTGTTGCTTCGGAGATACAACTAGCGGAGAATTGACCTGCGTAGAACTAAGCGAAGCAGAAAATAACTTTGGTGCATGTACTCCATTGTTTGGTGGTGTACCCCAGAATACTTCAGGGAAAGTTGTAGATGCAAACACTTCAGTCGAGGGTGGTTGTGACACAACAAATTGCGAAGCACAAGCATGGGGTTATTGCTGTCACAAGCCATCAGCAGACTCAGATCCTGTATGTGCTTATCCTACAGGAAAGTATCATTGTTTGAATAGTCTAAATGTCGATAGTACATTCAAAGCATCTTGGTCAACTAATGCTGAACTATGTGATATATGTGGAACTGATGATGTAAATGATGAATTTGAAAGATGTTGTTACTACACCCAAGATTCCAATACTGGAGAATTTAATATTAGTTGCACAACTGTTCCGATTGGTAAGTGTGATGAAATTACTCTCATTGGAACATGCGGTGTTCGGAATCTAGATCCATCGGGGCTTCCTTTTAGTCAACCAACAACAGATACATCGCCGAATGTGTGCCAACCATGTACTTCTGCCGGAGTATGTTGTGAATGTGCCAGACCGACTTTCGATGCGAGTGTAATTAGTTGTCGAATCAACCAGAACGATCCCTGTCCCAGTGAAAGAGATTCTGTAAGAATTATACTAGAAGATATTGAACCCACGGAACCCGGAGTCTGTATACCCGATATTACAGTTGCTATCTGCGATACAGGCTCCGACAGAAATAATTGTCCTTCGCGTGATGGTGATGCGGGTGATGACGAGCGATGGGAATATGATATTTACGAGGACTTTTGTTGTCAAGATCTTACCCTAGCATTAGGTATTAGACCAGATGCTCCTAGTGGAACCCCGGGAGGAATAGTATTACGAAATATTAATATCAATAACGATTCGGACTATGGTTTCTTTGTAATTATGACTAACTGCACCGCACAAACAGCAGTGGAAATTCCAGACAGTAGGTTTAATATAAGTAACACATCCGGATGTCTAGGGGGTGTAGATAATCCTATCGGTACTGAAGATTGTTTAACTATCGATGTCTGATATACATAACTAGAGGAATATATGGCATATAGTACATTTCAATCAGTGACAGGACCAACTGGTCCCGAGGGCGTAAAAGCCCCCGGGATTATTGGTGTCGATGGAAACATAGGTCCAAGTGGTATTACCGGACCAAACTCCCCACACCTAACTGAGTATGAATATCCATATAATGATGTCAATGGAAATAATTACGGAAAAGTAAAATTAACTTTTTCAGATTCTAGTTCTGTTATTATTGATGCCGTAACAGGGCCAAATGCTTTTCCAGTCACAGAACAAGATCGTCCTACCAGTGAAACATTTACGGTAGGACTTGGATCTTATATTGGACTAACCGCAGCAGCAGAAAATCTTGGATCGTCTGGTAGAATTTTTGTCAGTCAATCTGATGGGCCTGGAACGGGAACCACTTTTGAATTACGAGGACTAACTGCTACCGATGATCTGCAACTCTATGTGACAGACACACAAATCTTCATTGGAGGAACAGGTGGTGCCACTAGTGGTTATGTGGATCACGGAAAGACTGGTGAGTTCTTACACCTAGATCCTCGCTGGAAGGCACAAGGTGGTAATGGAACATTCTTTGGGGCATCTGCCGATAATACAGGCACAGGTGATTCAATTAAACTAAAGTTCCGTAACGTAGTTGATGAAGTTACGGATGAGTTTGATGCTGCTTTCTGTAATAAGGAAATCATAGTCGGAGGTGGTGGTACAGCCATAGATGACAGACCAAGGGAATATATTCTTGATGTATCTTCTCTAATACGTTACAACGAAGGTGGCGTAACTTTTGGTAACTTGTGTATTAGTGTTTCTACAGAAAATATTCCTGATAGAGTTGTTATACTCAGAACAAAACATCCAAACGATGCTGTAACAGAGAAACTACGATACCCATTGTGGGGTGCTAGTAGTATCAACTTTGCAGATCCTCTCAATGGAGATGTGTCCTTTTCTGAACAGGGTTATGGTAACGAAGAAATTCGCAGAGGAATCACAGGATATAACACTCCATACGATAACGAAGATGAAGGATACATCGCAGGTGTTCACCCATTAACTTGGAACGTTTCTGAGAGTGGTGATGCCATTCCATGTCCAACCGAAGAAGCCATTATATACGATACTGGGTGTAAGTCAAACGACGAATTCATCGGAGAAGAGTTTAGAGGTAAACCTTTCTGCACGGCAGGTCCACTGGTATTTGGTGGTTACACTGCCGCTTCATACTGCTTGCAGGTAACTGAAGACATGTTCGAGTCTCAGAACACACTCGATCCGTGGTATGGAAAGATTCGCATGGTCGTCATGCCTGCTTGTGAAAGTTTTGGTATAGATCAAACCGCTGTTAGAATGAGAATTGATTGTAGAACTCTTTGTAGTTGCAGTCATAGCGAAACTCAATGTTGTGTTGCTGGAGATTGCGGTAGTGCAGTTCAGTCAACAGAAACAGTCACAGGTAGAATTAACCTAGACATCACTGATAACAATTTCTTCCAAGTAAAAGCACCTTTCCAAATCGCAGGTATTACTTGGTCCTACGATCAAAGACCTGGCTTGTCTTTATCATCGGATGATGGTATTGATTATGCTGAAATGAAAAACATTACTTTGGTAGTCGAGGATGGACCAAACAATATAGCATTCCCTGATAACGTTTTCTTTGCAGGAACACCTAAGTTCACCAGTGGTATTGACATTGTAAACCTAGCATCTATCGACAACGGTGAGACTTGGTTTGCCACTCTTACTGGTTATGGGTGGGACGTTGACGTATTCAGGTCAAGTACTTTAGGTTCTTGCTGCACAAACTTAAACTGTCAAGATTTTGTTGATCAGTCATACTGTGATTCTATTGGTGGATTATTTGAGCAAGATGTTGCCTGTGCAAATAGAACAGATGATGTTTGTGGTGCGGGCGAACAGGGTGCATGTTGTTCTGGTGTTGGTGACTATAGTGTTGAATATGTTTGTGAAGATGACGAAACAAATGAGCCAGGTGGAGAGTGTTATTGTGCAGACAATCCATCGGACACTGATTATTGTTTTGGCGCGCTCGATTGTCCTGACGGATATTGTGGATATCTCTGTATGGGAGGACCATGTAGTAGCCGAAGTAGATCGCAGTATTGTTGTGCTAATGCACCAACGCCAGGTGATTGTGGAACATGTACACAAGAGGTAGGATCTTGTTGTGTAACAGTTGGAGAAAATTCATATTGTTTTGAGACTACAGATGGTTGTCAAAGAGATGGCTGCGAGCAGATGGGTCAGCCGGGAAGCCCATTTATCACAAGTTGGAAAATAGGTTTATGTGCCGATCGCCGCAGCGATCCGTTCGATCCATGTGGTCAAGCGGACAACAAGTGTTGTCAAGATTGTGCTTCTGGTGGTGAATGTATTCCTCATACTGGGCCGGGCGATCCACTAGGCATATGTACGGGCGGAGTTGTTGATGACTGTAGTCAATGCGAAAATCTAACAGCAGTAACCGTAGCAAGACCTGTTTGCTTGACACCAGCAACTGCACTCTCTTGTAATCTCATCAATGGCTACTTTGTTCCTGAAGATAGCGTATTACCACCACAAACTCCTTGTGATGTTTGTAATAGTCTTGACGCTTGTTCACCTTTCGTCTTTGGCACTTGCTGTAATGAGTTTAGTGGTCAATGTTACGGAACAGGAAAAACAGAAGTTCAGTGTGCTGCATTCCCAAATAGTAAATGGACACCTGAAGTAGAAGACTGCGATATCTGTTGCCCACAGAAAGAGTATAGAGGAGCATGTTGCCTCTGCAATGATCAATGTATTGATCAAATAACACCTCAGCAGTGCGGCACTCTTCGCGGAACGTTCATGGGTGATGAGTCTCAGTGTGATAATGTAAATTGCTCAGTCGCAGGGCCTTGTGATGACTGTGTTTGTGAAGGACTGGGATGTTGCAACTGCGAAACAGGACAAGGTAGAAGTCCGTGCTGTGACAATCCAAATGATCCTTCCTGCTGCGATCCCGATGATGACTGTTGTGACCCCAATGTTGAATGTGGTTGCAACACAGGAGTTCCTTGTTGTAATGACGGTAGTCCACCAGGCCCAGATGGGTGTGATGGTGATCCGCCAGGTCCACCCAAGAGACCAGAGAATGATCGTGATGGTTTCGATTTCGCAGGTTTCGGTGGCTTCGGTGGAAACGGCGGCGGAGCAGGTGGTGGAGGAATTGATCCTCGAAGCGAATGGATCAAGGGTTCTTGTTGTATGTTCGGTGGTCAATGCAACGACGGTCAATTTATGGTGTCGAGGGATGACGAAAACTTCGATCCAAATAAGAGGGCACAGGAACTATGCAAGGGAACCTTTAGCACAGATCCTTGCTTCATGTCTAAGTGTCCAAAGACTAAATTTATTGGATCATGTTGTTGTGCCTATTGGACTTTATTCTGTCCAAGCAACGAGCAATACGGAGGCAATGCTGCTGATTGTGAAACTTGTATAGTAGATGATATCAAGATCACCTGCACCGACTGTAGTTTCGATGGCAACATCCCATCATTCGGTAGACCTTGGGATGGTAGAAGTGGTCCAGACAAACCAGTGCCTGGAGTTTACGATCCAAACGATACTCCACCTCGTCCTGGCAATCCATATGTTACACCAAACGGTCTCGAACTTCCCTATAGATGGCAGGATTGTTGTAAGAACCCTGGCGGTTGTGCTGCTAAACCATGTCCCGTAGAGGATAGAGAAGCACTAGAAGAACTTGGTGTGTATTATCATAAGGAACGTGATTGTGGTGGTGACCCTCCATACGGATTCCCCGAGGCTTGTCCCACGAACCTCTCAACCTTTGGTGAGTTTTGTCAAATTGTGGATGGCACCTTGTCCTTCGGCGCCGGCTGCGACGATCCAATTAAAGAGGCAAATGCTATCTGTAATCACTGCGAGGAGTCGCAAGTTTGCGATAATCCATCCGATCCGTGTAGACCCAATAAAAACAACCCAACAAAGGCAACAGCAGGAACTCTAGACGATATATCCAATATCTCAGCATGTGAAGGTTGTGATTGTCTTCCACCACCCACCGCATCTTCCTGTGGCTCGGGTGCTTGTGATACCTATGTCTTCAGTAGTTGTCGATTCGTTTACGACAAAACACAAGCACCTGCTGGTTTTGGATCAGGATCTCGCGGAACTAGTTGTGCAGGAAACCAACCTCCAACATCACCAACAGGTGTGCCTGCTACTGGTGGAAACATCGGTGCTGGAGGAAACTCAACTGCTGGTCCTGCTGGTGGTAATGGTGTATGTAAGGACAGAGCAGGAGATGTATGGGGTCCAAACTTTAAAGATCCCAAAGTTCCTAGTCAGTGGCAAAATCCCTACAATACATCACCTCCATCAGTCCCACGGCAAGGACAACAAAGTAGCACTAAATTTAGACGAATAAATAATACAGTTACTCCTAGTATCACCAAACGAGGCGATGTATATACAATGAGGCTTATCTGAAAGTAAAGTATGGCTATAGAATTCCGAACAAGATCAAAAGCAATTCAACCAGACGGAGAAGATCGTGGTGCTTGTTGTACCGTGGCTGGTGACGAATATGTTTGTGAGAACAATGTAAGGTATATTGACTGTAAAAGAAACTTGGGTATTTTTAGAGGCAAGGATTCTACTTGCGATAATCAAGGCTGTCCTAATGATGTAAACAACCCAGAAACACCTCTAAACTCAGACCTACATGGAGCGTGTAAAACATGTAGTAGTTGTACAGATAATGTTCTAATAGAAAACTGCATCACACAAACAAACTTTGATGCCGAATTCTTTGGTGGTAAGTTATGCTCAGAGGTGGAGAGAGAAAAACTCTCTTCAATCAACGATCAAAAATATGCTTGTTGTATCGATGATGGTTCATGTTTTGATACATGCAACTCCGATTACTGTAGTAACCTTAGAGGAATCTATCACGATGGAATCCAAACAGGATTGGCACTACAGTGTAGTTCAAACCCATGCGGTAGTCTAGAAAACCAAGTCAATGTCGGTGCTTGTTGTAGAGCAGGAACATGTATTGGTCAACTAACGCAGAGTGACTGTGTTAGAAACAATGGAACTTGGATTGGTGAAGATACAGACTGCTCAGTAAACGGCAATTATGACTGTAGAACAGGAACATTTATAGAAGATAGAACTCGCTTAGGTTCAACAGAACAACAGAACAGAGAACCAAATGGACTCGGTGCTGCCTTATTAGTATGCTCTAGTCCGACTCCTAAAAAGTATTACAATCGAGACGGAACATCAAACTTAACTTTAGGTCCAACATATGCAAACGAACCTGTTTGGATAAACTTGGTAAATAATGTAGGTGAGTGTGACGTTCTTGGTGGTATTGTGTCTTCTAGTGATGGCGATATTAATAAGGCAACTATGTGGGGTGGTTGTCAATACGAACCCGTTGAAGGTGCAGGATTTATTTGCGAATCAAAAACATCACAACAGTGTGCGGACCTAAAAGGAAAGTGGTGGCCTGGACAATATTGTGATAGTATAAGATCTGCACCCGCAAGTGGTTTACTATTCGATATCAAGAAGAAGGACGGATTAGGAGAAAAATATCTAGCAGGTAGTTGTCATATTTCAGACAGTGTTCAATCTGGTGGCATCAATCCCAACATAACGTGCGGAGATATGCAAACTCAGTATCAGTGCTTTATGGCAGTAAAACAGCGACGGGATTACTATATGCAAGTAATCGCAGCAGGTCAAAATACCAACTGGACTGAAGGTGATTTCTCTAATCGTATTGTGGCTACATGGCGACCAGGCAAGGCTTGCACAGAGCCAGGATGTGATTCACAGGAAGTACCAATCACAGACACTACTCTGGGATTGTGTAGAATTAGTAGTAGAAAGAATGCACAATATTGGACAGGAGTCACAGGAGATTCAATAACTGCTAATTCCTACAGTTACAACACAGGAAGACAAACCGTGTGTATGGACAATTTCACAGAAGCAGATTGTGAGATTCTTCATGGTGAATGGCAACCTATCTGCGAAACGTGCGAAGACCAAGGTTTTACTACACCAGTATCAACTGGTTCGTGCTGTACGGATCCAAATACATGCGAAGATGGTTTGACTTACATAGAGTGTCAAGGAAAGAGTGGATTTTTCCACGGGCCTGGAACTTCTTGTACAGATAGAAATTGTGGTAAAGTAGCATTCTTAGAACCAGTATCCGATCTAGGAAGCGCCGTTTGTAAGTGTGTTGTCGATGAAGAACCATCTTCAAGAGCCTTGAGAGTTTTCGCAAGACAAGATGCAAAGAATCAGCAGGATATCTGGGCAGGTTCTACATGTGGTGATCCTACCGTAGATGCAATGCCATTCTACGACAATACAAACTTCGCCAGTGATACTATGGTTCTATATACCACGCCACCCGATGTAGGAACACCCGATGAAATCTATACTGACAGTAGAGACATAGGAGATTTGAAGTATAACATATACAATGAGCCATTTAGAACATTCATTGTATCTGATATCAGTGATGGGTCTGGAACGTTCTTGGATGATATTTTAATCCAAGGTGATAATGGTCAGCAATGTTTCTTTAGGGTAGATCGAAAGGAACCATTTACAATTCCATTCGCCTCAGAAACACTCAAGAATATTAAGGGTGTAACTTTAGAGACAAATCAACCTGCTGATTCTATTCACAGATTGATTATGAATGAACCAGATTTATACTGGACTGGTGGGAACGGCCCTATTCCAGAAAATAGAAGAATTAAGTATGTCAACTTTGAATCGATGACGAATCTCAGACAACTAGGACTTCGAGGTTTCGTTTACGAAAACCTAAGATCTGATTTTGAGGCAAGTTTCTTCCCCTTCTTATCGGCATTAGATTTCAGAGGAAGCACTCTAGATGGATTGGATGTTTCTAAATGTCCCGCACTTGAGCGAATAACATTAAATAATAATGCAATAGAAACTTTGGACTTCACTGGTAATGAATTTGTCACCAGTGTAGATGTTGCATACAACAGTTTAACCAGTCTAACACTCAAGGACGATAGCATTTATCTTGCCGATCTTAGGGTTGGTTACAATGAATCACTATCTTCAATCGGAGGATCATATCCTCAACTCGAAACATTCTACGCACAGAGGTGTAACTTCGGTGACCTAGATTTCACTAGTATGCCATACTTGTTAGATGTTCAACTACAAGATAATCCTCTTACTAGTTTGACTATAGATAAATGTCCTTCTATCGACTACATCAACCTAGATGCCTGTTTTATTCCCTCAACCAACCTTGACTCTTTTGTTCTACCCTCAGCGACGAATAGAGTTATGAGAGCGGGAGATCTTCCTGATAGTATTTCAGAGGCAGTTATTCCGAACCCAAGCACTGCACTAAACCGATTTAGTTTCAGAAGAAACAGTGTTTCTGAAACAGGTTATGATACTTTCGTACAGAAGATGGCCGAAACTATTGCAATCACAAGATTCACAGATCTAAATGATACTGTGTTTGGTGCGGTTGGTTCCTTCACAAACAGAGGTAACAACCCTGTGTATTGTGAAACAATCGATCTGAGTAATGTAGTAGACGCATCTGGTGGTAGTGCCAGGAGGATACTTGAATATATCTTTGGTGGTATTACAGAAATTGATATGATTAAGCATGACAAACAAATCAGAATAATCTTGACTGGTATAAATACTGATGTAGACTATACAACAGATCTCAATGTTTCTACACAAGTTCTGAACAGAATGTCCTTTATTAATTAGTGGAGAGTCTTTTATGTCCAAGGATGACATCGATAATAGAATCAAAAAGCAGAAAGAAAAGAAGAAAAAGGCAAACGAAAAAAAAGTAGAGTTTGCCCCTGCAAAAGATGTGACCAAAAAAACACTGAAAGATAGAATTGGAATGGTTGGTTCCTTCGCTATGGCGATGGCATCTAGGGGATTAAGTAACAACAAGATTGACAAGAAGACGAAGCAACTTCGTGTATTGTCTTGTCATGGGCGTGGTGAACTTCCTCCATGCGAATACCTTCGTCAAAGCAAAGTAAATCCCAAGGAAAGTTTCTGTGGAGGTTGCGGTTGCGGTGATAGGAAGCAAACTTGGTTGGTTCCTGAAGGTGATGAGTATGGTAAACTAGATTATCCAAAGGTATCGTGTCCTCTGAACATGCCTGGATTTACTAACTACGAACCATCAGACCCCGATGAGTCAAAAAATCCAATCACTCGAAGATATTACATCGAGCAGATGGAAATGAAAGACGTTGAGAATGTCAATGTGACAGTTAATGGAACTCCCGTTACTCCAGATACTACATGAATTAAACTAAAATCCACACGATCTCCTATGTTCTTATACATACATTAGAACATAGGAGATTTTTTCATGGCAGCACCTGCATCCAGAAGTCAGTTAATTGATTATGCTATGCGTAAACTTGGTGCGCCTGTTGTTGAAATCAACGTAGATTACCAACAGGCAGAAGACAGACTAGATGAAGCGTTGGACTTCTTTACAGAAAGACATTTCGACGGCGTTGAGAGATGTTACTTCAAGCACCAGATAACACAAACAGATATCGATAACAAATACATCCCAACAAACACACTACCACCCATCGATGGACCTACTGGAAATGGACCCGATGGATCTGATATTGTATCTGTTGTTAGAATTTTCCGTATGCAATCTTCCACCTCGAATATGTTTGATGTTCGATATCAGTGGGCATTGAATGATGTGTTTGGTATTAATACAGGAAATGCTTTCGGTGGAGGATCCGAACCTCTTGCCTCCTATGATATCTTCAGACGATATCAAAGTCTAATCAATGACTTCTTCAATCCAGATAAGGCTTTGAGATTTAGTAAAGTGACAAATAGACTTCATATCGATATGGACTGGTCTACGGATGCAATCGTTGGAGATTATATTGTCGTTGAAGCATACGCCGCTCTGAACCCAAACACCTTCACTGAGATTTTCAATGATCGAATGGTGAAGAAATACTTTACTGCCTTGTTGAAGAAGCAGTGGGGTATGAACATGCTCAAGTATGATGGTATTCAGTTACCTGGCGGTGTAAGTTTGAAGGGTAGTGAAATATATCAGCAAGCAGAGCAAGAAGTAGAACGTCTTGAAGAAGAGATCAGATTACAATACGAACTTCCTATCGACTTCATGACAGGGTAATAAATGGCAACAAATCCATACTTCAACTTTAAAAGCACTTCCACTGAACAAAATCTAATGGAAGACCTAACCATCGAAGCAATCAAAACGATGGGTATGGATGTCTTATATCTTCCCCGAGAGTATGTCAAGAAGGATCTTCTGTTCGGTGAAGATGTTCTTAGTCAGTTTGAGAAAACCTACGAAATTGAAATGTATTTACAGAGTGTAGATGGATTCCAAGGAGAAGGAGATATTCTCGCCAAATATGGTCTTGAAGTTAAGGATAAAGTTGAACTCGTTGTGGCACGAAGACGGTTTATGGATGAGGTTGGAAACTTAGAACCAATTCCAAGACCAAGAGAGGGTGACCTAATCTACTTCCCTCTTGGAAATTATCTGTTTGAGATCAACTTTGTTGAACATGAGAATCCATTCTATCAGTTAGGTAAAAACCAAACTTACTTGATCCAGGCAGAACTATTCACCTATTCACTAGAGAAGTTCCAGACTGGTGTATGTGGACCAGATGAGATGAATCAGACCAAAGAATATGCCAGAGAGTTTACAGTTAGTACAGCGATAAACTCTGGGCCAGGATTCTACTTAGGAGAAACAGTATTCCAGGCTGATGGTATCACAGGTGCAACACTAGGACAAGCCACATCGATAGGAACTGTCATCGACTGGACTCTAGCCACCAACACACTAGTAGTTTCAAGTATAAATGCAACAGCATTCGTTGTAGGTGCTACGCAGAGTATTAAAGGCGAGAAGTCAGGTACAGAATATTATCTAACAGGAAGCACACTCACTAATCTAGTTGTACCAGAAAATGTTGTCAGTAATATACCAGACGGAGATGCTAACACCTTTGGTATAGAGAAACAAACAATCCTAGACTTCTCAGAAACTGATCCATTCTCGGAGGGTAACTACTGATGTTTAGCACCTACTATAATGCAGCAGTACGAAAACTAGTTATTGGATTTGGTAGTCTATTCGATAACATTGTCATCCGTCGTGTAAACAATGAGGGAACACAAATCGATCGTATTAGAGTTCCTCTTGCCTATGGTCCATCAGAAAAGTTTTTGATGAGACTAGATCAACCCAGTAGCATAAATGAAGAACAAACTACTGTACAGATTACATTACCAAGAATGTCCTTTGAGATTACTGCGATATCATACGATTCAGGCAGAGCAAAGAACAGACTAAACAAAACATGCACCGCTTCGGATGCAGATGGTTCGACTACGTTTGCATATTCAGAAGTGCCATACAACATAACATTTTCTTTGTATGCGATGGTCAGAAATATGGATGATGGTTTTCAGATCATGGAACAAATTCTGCCCATGTTCTCTCCTGATTTCACAATCACTATGAACTTTACTGATCTGTTTAAGAAAGTAGACATTCCAATTATTCTGAATGATACTACTCTTGCCGAAGACTACGACGGAGACTTCGATACTCGTAGAAATATTCTACTCACATTTGACTTCACTGCAAAGACATATATCTACGGACCAGAGAAGACAAGCAAGATCATCAGCGATGCAAACATTCGTTCGTGGGATTACCTACAAGGCAAGTCTGGTGCGTTGCAGTTCTTTGAGACTGGTGTTTGTGGTGGTATATCAGGATACACTTCAGGATCTACCTACGATACATACGAATACCTATATGAATTAGGAAATTACGGCGTAACTGGAGCGATAGATAATTACGGGAACTACATTGGTCCCACATATGGATAGGAATTATTATGGATCCCAATAAAAATCTAGCAAAGGCGTTAGGCGTGGATTTTGAAGAAAAAGAAAAGAAAGAGATAGTAAAGAAGAAACCAACCGAGATCAAAGTCGATCATAAGGATATTCAAGATCCTGATCTCAAGAAGGACTATCTTGCTACACGAAAAAACCTGATGGACCTTATCGACAACGGTAAGGACGCCATTCAGGGGATTATGAACGTAGCAGAAGAGGGTGAGCATCCCCGAGCGTATGAAGTCGTTGCTCAACTCATTAAGACTGTTGCCGATGTGAACAAAGATCTCATTGACATTCATAAGAAGGTCAA